CTCAGATCTTTCAGGAACACCCTTGCCCTCAATTGAATCAAAATCTTCAACAACACTCTTGTCACTGAACATCGTTTTGAATTGATCCATCAATGGGCATTTCATGCATATGGGATAAACGAACTTTTTCAAGCAGTTGTCACCCTTACACCTGAAGTAGATTGGTTGTTTGTCATTTGCCCGTATGGACGCCGCCACTTGGTCATGCGACAGCGTGCCCACCAAATCAGGTTGAGCAATCAACTGAGCAAGGCCCAAAGTCGTCCAATCATCCCAGTGCGTGTTGAGTTGAGGTTTGTCGACAAGAACAGTTTTGTTTGATTTGACACCAAATGAAACGTTGATATCGACGCGTTGACCAGATTTTGTGCGTGGTTTGACAGCTGGTTTAGGCCTCTTTGTGTAAAGTACACCATCAGTACCAACTGAATCACAGACAAGATCAACAACCCCACTAACAACACTAGAAAGACTTTGCGAACTAAGAGCGTTTGCTCGGTCAATCTTGTTTGAGCCCGGTAAAACATGGTCTTTTGTTTTACCAGATCGAGAGAAACCATTACCGCGTGGTTTTGGCAATGGAGCACCACCTTCTTCTCCCCTAGACAAGTCTAACAGGGACACCCGTTCATCTCCTTTGTTGCTTTGTTCACTCATATTCGGATTTCCTTCCATGTAATCTGCTCTGAAGTGCGCGGACTCAAACCGGCTAACAAATCGGGAAGTACTTATAAGTGTGTTCTAGAAGGGCTAAGGATCATTCGACAAAAGTCCGAGAGCAACATGATCCAACTAGAACGAACCCATGAGGGCCGGCCGTTTCCCACGACCTTTGGGCAGAACAACCCCCCAATACACATTGACCAGACATCGCATGTTAATGTGCTAAAACATGCTAACAGTACCACAACCTAATTGCCACAACCCACACTCAAAGACATGAAGTGCAGTTAACGGAATCCATCGTCACCCAAACCCACACATTCCAATGTGCTTCATGGTTGAGCTCATCAACCATTGTTTGTTAGGCAAAATTGC